GAGTTCTTTGCGTCTCCAGTCGGGGTAACTAGTGTGGCTCAGCCAAGTCTCTGTGCCTACATCTACATCGTGAGCTAGGGGTACAAATAGCTTACGGACCTGGCGCCTACAGAAGACTCGGAATTCTCCGATTACTTCACGATTCGCGCGAGGCGGATTACGACAAATCCTATGTCTCGCTCCTGCCTTGGTAGTACGTGAATCAGTTACGTCTGGGACTAAAGGGCATGACCCCTTCACATGGCTTCCCAGGCTGACTCTCATCGGTGGCCTCTTTCCGGGCTGACCGGGTCTGGATTTCGAAAACCGGGCGCTATCCTTGACTCCTTGCGGAGCCCCAATCGGATCTTGGCGCACTTCGAGATATCTATATCCTGACACGTACTCCCTATGCTCCCCTATTTGGCAAGAGCGGGGCGAAAATGCCCTAGCTTAGCCTGACGCGCCTGTAACCACAGGCCGTGGGCAATTTGGAGGGTATTCCCGACCACGTCTTTGCCGTCTGTAAACAACTCTGAGTCTATATTTACGGCATGCATGGCTTTCGCTGATGTCTCCATTCTTTCCCAAGCGGTGTCTTGATCTCGCGCCAGCATTATCATTGGCGTGGTCAATTGAGAGAGGAGTTTATATGACATGAGCATCGTATCGGCTTTCTTCAGTTTCCCGAAGGTGTCTCGTCGGACATTTCTGCCATTAAGGGTATGTCTATACTGAACTAGACCATACTTGGCATCCGCATACTTCATGTCTCCCAGGGACATCGCAGCAGCTCTGCGATCGTCCAAGTCCCAGTCGATGAGTCCGGCCGAGCTATAGGAATGTGTGGCGCGCTCCGAAAATATTGTCCTGTAGCCGCGCTTGGTACAGACATAACGGTCAAAATAGATGGCAACACCCTCATATATAGCCAATAGCAACCACATTTGCCATTGCATGAGTACTTCAACGAGCTCCAGGTAGAATGCCAGCGCGACGATAAACAATGGAACCAGGAATACTAAGAGCACAAATAGTGCCCACGCCCGTGGTGTTTCGTCCGCCCATTTGCACTTGAAATTTTTCCTAGTGTCGAGATGATACTCATCCACTTGGTTTCGGCGCAGCCCCAACTTTTCTTTGAGGTCTTTATTGTCCTCTAGGACATGGAGATTCTCCCGACGGAGGTTTCGGTTTGTATCCTCCTGCACCCGGGTCTCCTCGACCTGCTCGCGCAGCGCATCCTTCAAGCCAGTGGCCTGTGAAGTAGCATCTGCTGCGGCAGCCGCGACGGCTTTAGCGCCGCCTCGCGATGGGCCGTTTTTGCCCCCGCCCTTTTGGATCCACTCCGCCTTGGGTCCCTTCGCCTTGCGGTTCCGGGTATCCCACTGGTCGGGAGGGTTGTCCCGCTGCTTGCCAGGTTGTCGTGACTTGCGTCCATCCGACCCCTGCTTCTGGTGAGAGCGACCACCGGCCGGAGAAGTGGCGCCACACCGTGGTGGTCCATTGGTCTCCGGCTCGTCCTTGCATTTCTCCTTCTTCTTCCATGATGACATGGAACGAGTGTGAATGTGTAGTAGAAGAACTAGATATGCGGGTAAAACCCTATGCAATATCTCTTCAAATTTCTAACCGAGCTTGGGACTCGGGAACGG